GCATCGACCGCATCAAACAAAATCCCGCGCGCTTTTTGACTGCCGTCGATAGCGGCGGGATCATGCTCAACGTATTTTTTTGATCCAGCGGCGACGGTGATGTCAAAGCTGTCGCCAACAACAAAATCAGTCGCGCCGTCTGCCAGGGTAAAAGCCAAACCACCACTGTTGAATGCCTCAGCAACTGAGCCGATTCCGACAATACTGCCTTGTGGGTTAGCAACTTGAAAATCGCCCGCATTAGCTGCTGCTTTGGTGATCTTCAGGACATAAATGCCCTCATGAAGACCAGCGCCCTCAGTAATAGCGCCCATGGTGCCGTTGCCGGTATTGCCTGCGTGGGCTACAGCGGTAGCGGCGGCGGTCTCAATTCGACCCAGCACTGTACCGACAACCAGGTTTTGTCCCGATAAAACAGTAATCGCCTCGCGGCTGATAAACCCCTCGTCGCATTCGGAGACCAAGAATTCTCCGGCATGCCTTTGTTCGGTTAATGTGGTCATTAGTTTTTACCTCTTAATGGAACAACCTTCGCCATAGCATGACCCCAGCCTTGAGCGCTGGCTTCTGATTGTGTTTGTTCGGTATCGTCGTCAGCGCCGACTTTTGGGTTGGCAACTTTCGCCATTGCTTCAGCAAACTGGTTTCCTTCTGCGCTGGTCGCTGCCTGTTGCATCGGTGATACGGCCAGCACTAACCCGGCTTGCTCGGCGGACATATTGGTTGACAGCGCCAAGACCTGCGCCTGGGCTTCGCGGCCTTTGGCGTGCTCATGGTTCATAATGGCACCAATGCGCGCGTTTTCTGCGGCGGCACCGGCGGCAAGTCCTGCCTCGTAGCCGGCAAGGCGGGATTGCTCCAGCGCAGCGGCATCGACCTCGGGTTTAGTTGCACTCATAAAAACTCCTCGTGATGAATTGGAAAAACTTTGCTGCATTTCTAGCAGTAGTTGATCGGGGGTTGCGATACGGTCGGCAAGGCCTGCGTCGATTGCCGCCTGTCCGGTGAATGTTCCGGCTTCGTAGCCGCGTAGTGTTGCCGCGTCCATGTTTCGGTAGGCGCTGGCGGTATCGATAAACAGGTTGTTGAGCGTGTCTACTTCGGCTTGGAATCGCGCCTTAACTTGCGGGGTCAATGCCTCGAACTGGTTGCCGTCGATCTTTTGCGCTCCGGCATAGATATGGGTGATAACCATGCCCGCATCAGCAACCATCTGGGAAATATCAACATGACGCATGACCACGCCGATTGATCCGGCCATACCGGTATCGGTGATAACGATTTCGCTGGTGGCGGATGCGATCAAATAACCGGCGGATGCAGCCATGCTGGAAATAGCGGCTTTAATAGGTTTTACTGAGCGGGCCTCATAAAGCAGCTGCGCCAATTCGAAGGCGCCAGAAACTTCACCGCCCGGCGTGTACAAAACCAGTAAGATTGAATTAACGGTTGAGTCGCTTAGGGCAGCATCAAGCTGTTTGGACACTTCCTCATAACCAAGAATATAGCTGCTATCGGCCTGAAAACCGCCGCGATGCGCCAGTACGCCGAACACCTCAATAACTGCTACGCCGCCGATTACTTGATAGCCCGGCTTTCTGCTTTCTCCGGCAGCGACCAGTGACATATCGGACGCTATGATGACATTGGTAGCGGGCGATTCAATGCCCCAGCGCGGGCCAATTCCGGCAATGATGGCATCCAGTTTAGATGGGTGGATCATCAGCGGCGTATTGAATACGCGGGAAAATAAGGCAGGGTTACGCATTGGCATCGTTTAAATCCTGTGGCGCTGGTACGGTTTCTTGCTCTGAATCTGGCGCATCGGCAAAGTACTGTCCGATAGCGGGGTTAATGCCCGGATTGATGCCGTCCTGGGAGAATCCGGCGATCTTCAGCGCCAGTTGGTAAGCCAGACCTACTGGCAAATTTAGCGGACTGACTTTTGCCATAGCCTCGCTAAACTCTCTGATGCGCTGGTCTTGGACTTCCTGGAAATCCTTGCCCTGCTCTGCGCACTCGTCTTGCTGCGTTGAAATGCAAAGCGCTAGTCTTTTTTCGACTGCGACGACCTCTTTAACCGGGTCTACCCAGCCGCGACCGGCAAAAATCCAGCGGCAGCGGTTATAGGCGTAGCGGTTTTTATAGTAATCGGGGGCGTCTACACGGCCTTCATTGATAGCTTCTTCAAGCCAGCATTCATAAATAGGATCAAGCCACATGTCGCGCAACCAGCGGCGCTTGGTCTGGAAATAACGCCATGCTTCAAGCAATGCGGCCCTGGCTGATGAATAGTTGGCTTTGGAAAAATCCTTTAATACCAGTTCATAAGGCATGTTCAAGCCAGCGGCCATATGGCGCATGACCGATTCCATGAAACCGTCAAAGGCGGTGTTGGGACGGTTCGGGTTATAGCCGGAAAGTTTGGTGCCGAGAGGAAGGTTTAGCATCATGCCGCCTTCGGTTTTCTTCCTATGCGTAGACTCGCAAACCGTCTTCCAGTACTCAGTAGCCTCAGTTATGTTTGTCCCGAAAATTTCAGCAACGGCTTCAGGAGAAAGATCGGACTCCAAGAAGGCAGCAATCAACGCATTCGACGCGGCGGCTTGTAATTCGTGCCCCAGGTATTCGCCCGCTATGCGGAATTCGCGCATGACTGAAGCAAAGATGCTCTTGCCCCGGCTTTGTCCTGAGCGTTCTTTGTCGTACAAGTGAATTACGCGGCGGCGGCCCCACGCAGTAAAGGCGGGGATGCGTTGCCAGTCGTCTTGATTGGCGGACAAGGTGCCTTGGTTCGCGCCTAATAAGCCAAACCTGTCGCCTGGGTGTTTTTTCATGATCCAATAGGCGATAGGTGCGCCGTAAGCATCTTGCTCAACACCGCCGCGAATATTGCTGCTAAATTGCAGCCAAGGCGGAGTAGCCAGGCGGTCGGCCTCAATCATTTGCAAGCGGGTTGCCCAGCGTGAATCGGCGCGAGGTAGCCACATCACCAGCGCCAAAGCGTCGCCGTTGATGAGCGCGGATTGCAGGGCTTGGGTTGTTAAGCCGAGAAAAGTTTGGGTGCGGGAGGCGTCACAATCGGCGGTATCGCTCCAGGTGGTGAATTCGTCTTCAACTGTATTGCCCCAGTTGGTCGCCCACACTTTATCCTGCCCGAGCATCCTGTATTGGGGCTGCACGGACAGCCGCAACTGTGCGCCAACGACATTATCGCTGAGGGTTTGCTTTACGCCGGAGGCTATCGGGTTGTTGCGGACTAAATCACGAGCGCGAGGGACGATAGTTGACTGATCGATTAGTAAATCGGCATCGGCAGAACCAGCATTAGGCACCCATGCCGACATGCGGCTGTCGTGTCTGTCGGCGGCAGTATGCGCAGTCATAGGTTAAACCTGAGCGGGCCACTAGATGATCGGCCGGCGGCGCGGGCGATTTCAATGGAAACTTCTCGCTCCCAATGTTTAACTTGAGCCAATAACTTGTCTATTTCATGGGTCGACAAGCGACGCTCACCGAATTGCACGGTCTGTGCAGACAGTGCTTTTTGGTAAGCGGCTTGAGCTAATGCCAGCGAGTCGATGGCGAAGCTCATGCTATTGATGAAGTGGTGTTTTTAACATGGGTTCATCATGTCAAAAAAGCTGTGCCAATTTTAGCTAAAACGTGACACTATTTTTTAGGCGGTGTAAATAGGTAGGATTACGGATGCCGGCTATTTTTATTTGCTATTTTCATTGCTAATACTCTGCCCAACCAACTGGATATATTTCTCTGTTTGTTTCCTGTTCGCGGTAGCCAGAATTATTAAATGCACTAAACGTGCCTATATATTCATTCCCGTCTTTATCAATGAATCTATAGTATTTTGGATCGGACGATGAGCGTTGATGATCTTGCTTGGGGAAATTGTCCCTTTTATATTCAATCACTGGGTAACCTCTTAATATTTATTTATAAGTTTTGCGAGACAGATTAATGTTATGTATTTTTTGAAGCAAGCAAAAGCCGATCTTAAATCCAATCCCAAAAAATCGTAATTTAAAAAAATCAAAAATCCACCTTTCTCTAGCCCATATTATATGAACAAAATCAGTTCCTATAACTCCGCGCGCATGCTCTTTTTCAATACTACATATCATTTCACGTTACTCCATATCCAGCTCAGTTGTGTTGGGTTACGGCTAATGCCTAACCTTCCGAGATTTTTGTTTGTTCATTTTGCAATTGCCTAAGCGCTTCGTCGCGCTCTCTCGTTACTCGGGCTATGCTGGCGGTAAGCTCATCAAGCCGAGCAATGCTTAATGTTATTTCTGGCGAGCGGCCTGCTTCTGCTTTTTTCTCAATCGATATTCCCTCATTCTTTGCTTATCGGATTTTGCGGTTCCGGTGACAGGTCGGCCGCGACACTTTGCCCCAAAAATGTCGATTGTTGATTTATCGTCTTTATCTCTCATTGTAGTAATTATTATTCTTAATAATGATTTATTGTGACGGTTACGATAATTATATTAGTGCTGCTTCTATCGGGCGGCAGATTGCCGTCTTACCTAATAGCTCGGTACAGCGTGCGCCTGCTTATCCCGTGTTTTTTGCATACCTCGTTATGGTTATCCCCATCAAAATCCCGCTTTATTGCCGCATACCGCTCCTTTTTACTTGCAAACAAGGGAAAATAGATAGTGGTGCTGCCGAATAGTTTTTGTAGGCGATTGGTTATCGCGACAGCCATATCGCCAGACAATCTGCAATCAACACCTAGGCCTTGAGCGACCTGCTCAACTTCCTGTTGTATTTGTCTGTAAACGGTATCGTTATCGGTGTTCATGACGGTATAAATAGTTTATTGGCGGGAGGAGTGGAAACCGTAGTTGATTGCTGCGCCAATATGGCGGCCTCTGCCTGCAAGCGCCTATATTCATCGCTCGACACCACCGCCAGTTTTGCACCCAACTCATCCCATTTTGCCGCAGTATGCAGATGCAGCCGCAATTCGTGATGATGGGCCGCGGCGTAGGCGTAAACTAGGGTGTCCAGTGATTCGTTACGTGCGCCGCGCTTGGTCTCGAAGCGGTTCGTGCGCGGGTTGAAGGTTTCCGAGACGATGCCGGTGAAGTATTCGCGCGGCAAATCTTCGGAAAAATGCAGCAGCCGGGAGGCGTTGTCTTTGTCGCCGTCGGTGCTCATGCGTCCGAACAGGACGTTTTTGACCGCTACGGTACCGACGTGCTGGATCATCACCCCGCGCTTGTTGTATTGGCCTTTCCAGTTGACGTCTTGGGCTTTGGGCCGGGACAGCACCGGGGCGTTGTTGGGAACTGCGCCGAAGATGACCATCGGGCGGCGGATCATACGGCGACGCACGAAGTCTTTGACGGCTTCAGTGCGGTGTCCGCCGGCATCGATCGCGGCGGCTTGAATCGGCAGGGCGTGGCCGTTGATGTGTTCGATGGGCCGGTTAAGCAGGTCGGTTAAGGCTATCCAAACGGCATCGTCGGCGGGGTCGCCCATTAGTTCGATGTAGTCCAGCACCCAGCAGGCCATGCCCTTGCCCCAGCCGACAATCTGCACGGCCAGCCGGTTGTCTTGGGTATCGACTCCGGCGGTAACGGCGCAAACGCCGAGCGGAGCGACACGGAGGCGGTAGGGTTCGGCGCGGTCGGCGATGACGTTGAGTTTGACCGCGCGCATGGAGGGGTCTTCCCATGCTTCGGCCAGTCGGCTGTTAAGGAAGGTTTTCAATCGGGCCGGGTCGTTGTGCGCTTGTTGCCACATTTCAACCAGCGTTGCCCAGCGCGGGCCCAGGCCGATTTGGTAATACAGGGCGTTGATGTGATAGCCGCGCAATGCGGGGCCGGGATTGGTGGCTATCCAGCGCCCGGCTTTGATCATGTCGGTTTTGTGGTGCTCTTCAATCTCGCAGGCGCATCCTGGGCAGACGTAACGGACGCGGCTGCCGTCTTTGCCCCAGTGCAGCCCTGACCATTCGAAGATGATCAGGTCGGCGCAATGCGGGCATGGCATAAAGTATTTGCGCTGGTCTGATTTTTGATACAGCTCGTCGGTGCGGCAGACGCCTTTTATGCCGGGGCTGGATATGTACAGGCGCTTGTAGGTGGCCGGAAATGCCGAGGTGCGGTCTTCCAGCATCATCAGTGGGTCATCGCCGGTGATCAGGTTACCGGCGAACTCGGTTAATTCGTCAACGATCAGGTATTTAACGGTGGTGGATTTGAGCCGTGCCGGGCTGCCCGCGTGCTCGATGTATAGTTGACCGCCGATGAAGTCTTTGAAGTCCTTGGTATTGCTGCTGTCGCGGCTGTTGATGCTGGTCAATGCCTGCTGGACGGCGGGGCATTCTTCGATCATGGGATTGAGCTTTTGGTTGATCCATTTCTTTTGCGATACTTCGCCGGGCAGGCATACCATTATTGGTCCAGGCGATTGATCCATGATGTAAGCAATAGAATTAGCGGCTACACTGGTTTTGCCGAACTGAATAGGAAACATCAGCACCGCATCGTGAACCGTAGAGCGCGAGGACATGCAGTCCATCGGCTCACGTAGCGGCGGGTTGCGGTCGGTGCGCCACGGACCCGGCTCAGCGCTGCCTTTTTTTGACAGGTAGACTTCGGCGTCGGAAAACTCGGACACGGTCTGGGTTTTGCGCGGGGCGTAGGCTCGGGCACGGGTGGTGTTGATTACCTCCCTAGCGTTGCTATATTGTGATTGCGCCTGAATTGCCTGCATAGTTTCTTATAATTTTATGACTGGTTTGTGTGGGGCGGCTTTGGCAGCGGCTAAGCCTCTAAATAAGCCGAACGAACCACCCACTTACCCGCATCTGGGTTGTGTTCGCAATTTTCGTTGATGAACTCATGGCAAGCGTCTTCCCATGCTTCAACATATTCGGGGCGGCCTTGTTCGTTAAAGACAATAAACACTGTCTTTTCAGGATCAGTTAATGGTTTTTCAATCGCTTCTGAAGCGCACGTAAGATCTACCCCCATATGAACGATACGAAACCTCCTATCGTCAACCCCTAAATCCTTTATCGGGCTTATATCTCCAGTGCAAAAAATTAAGTTTGGTGACTTCACATACTTTTCAACTTGGCCTTTTTGATGACACAGAACTGTTTCGTTTGCCAGCAGCGCTTT